CTTTGCTATTATTAAGGTTATAACCATAAAAAGTCCAATTTATTTCGTAAAAAACGGGACATAATCTAAAGTGTTACTTTGGAATTACATGATAAGTTACTTTGGAATTACATGATAATCGGAATTATGCCTATTATGTAAAGCATATCTAACAAAAGTGTAGGTATTTGCAAAGTATATTTAGCATTATTCATGCAAAAAAAAACAGCTACAAGGCTGGGTAGCTTATAACTGTCTTTCTTTAACATGGAAACAAGTGCTAAGTTAATGTTTATATTTGAATTTCAAAAATTCTAAGTAAGTTTTATTATTTATTTTAAAATGTTTTCTACAATCATTGCATAACATCCAATGATGGATAGTACCTCCTGCAGTCACTACCTGTTTATTATATCTCACATTATAGTTAGTACATTCAGGACAGCAGAATTTCTCATCTCCCTCCATTACAGCATAATGAGTAGATGGAGTAGTGTAAGAATTAAGTTTATTGAATACAGCTTCTAGTACAGTGACATCCATTTTGCAATACTCTACCATCTTATCCATTGCCTGCTGATCTTTCTTAAATACTATGTCTTTCCACAGGTCAAGTCCTCCTGTATCCATTTTCTGCCCTACTCCTAAATACTTAGCTATATAGTCTAGTTTATTTGAGTTAAAATTAAAGTACTTTCTAGCCCATTTAAGAGTATCTATAGTCTTAGGTGAGGGCATAACATCAATACCATGTAATAAAGCTCTTGTACGCAACCATTTTAAGTCAAATCTATCCCCATTATGAGCCACAATTTCATCAGCCTGAGCCATAACTTTGAGGAATGCTTTAATCATTGCCTTATCAGATTGCTTTTTATCCCAAGTTAGGAACTGTACATCACCATCTGACTCCCATTTGTAGCAGATGCAGATAATAGCTCTCTCATGAATGATGTCACCTGGATTAATAGTGAGGTTATATCCTGACCGCCAAAATATACCAACATTGAATGATGTCTCAATGTCAAAAAACAGTCTTTTTCTTACCATAAGTGGTGTAAACTTAGAACAAATATTTATCCCTCGCAAATTTAAAGAGATATGACAGCAGTAAGCCTATGCCTACTCCCACAAATAACAGGTTAAGATTGCCTCTAGTCTTAGGTCTTGTAGCCTTAGCCTGTGCTTTCTCTACAATACGATCTTTGTAGATAGTTTTGACCTTTAGTCTATATTCTATTTTTTTATCTAGTCTAGTCTTAGGCACATAGACTGATTTATACTTTATAATAGTATCTTTAGTAGTAATAAACTTCTCCCATACTATGCTATCATGAATGATAACAGGTATGCTATCTAGTGTAGTAATTCTGATAGTATCTCCTGTTTGCTCACAGGTATATCCTTTCTTAATTGCTTTATTAAGGTGGTATTGTGCAGAGCAGCTGCTAAGTAGTAGTATTATAGCTAAGTATCTCATCATTCTTTTATTTCAAAGTGCATCCAATCGTAGTTCTTCTCTCTACCCAAAGATATAAATCCATGCTTATAGAATATATCTATCATTGGCTTATAATCAGGTCTTGCAAATCTTGCAGTTTTCGATGATTCTTTAAGTAGATTTCTAGCAGGATCTAGATCAATGGCTATTCCCCATGAGTGCATGGATAGTGCTGTACCTCCCCTCATCTTTCTATAATTAAAACAACCACCAAATAAGTCTATTCCTAACTCCTTAATCTTATCATATCCATAGGTAGCTAGAAGCTCATTGAATACAGCTGTAAAATTATCAGCTACTAACTTATGGCACATCATAGAGTTGACAGTGCTGTCTAAATCCCAAGCTATTCTCATAGGATAAGGTAGCTTAATCTTTACTAAGTAACCTGCACCTGTTACATTAGCTGTACCATATTTAGATGTAAGTTCCCAACGTGTCATTTCAGTTTGTTTAGGTCCTCTTTAATATCCTTAGCTCTAGCAAATAATAACTTCATTGACTGCCATAGGTCTATGCCTTTGACTACTTTGTAGTTTTCATTGATTGACATTACCTCGATGCTGGATAATACTAGAGCTACAATTTTAGTAAGCATAAATGGTACACTAAAAAAAGTTAGTATAATATCATTTAGTATGAATTGGTCTATCAAAAAGAACATAATCACAGTAACTTCATAGAGTGCTAACTTGCTAATGATAGCTGAGAGCTTTCTGCTAGTAATTTTATCTCCTATCTTCTTAGCTTTCCATATACCTGTAATAGTATCAATGCATATTAATACTCCAATCATCAGCAGTATCCCACTTATTGGTAAAAAGAATGCAAAGCATATAGATATAAGTGTCAAAAGTTGTGATTGAATTGATATTAGTAATAGTGATAGTTGTGCTTTCATTCGTATTCCTCCCCCTCTTCATCTTCACGCTTTTCTTGTTGTAATGCTAGAATAAAACTAAGATAGCCTATTATACTACCTCCCATTAGTTTAAGATATATAGCAGGCTCAAATAGTAATGATATGCCTGTTAAGTATCCTAAACTGAATACTATTATAGATAAGACTCCTGAGTGCTTCATAGTATTAGGATTGAATTATTGTAACCATTGTTACCTGAACCTCCACATAATCCTGTACATTCTAGCAAGCCATTAGATAGACATCCACATCCATCTATCATAGGTCTAAGGTCAGTATCTCTATTAGTTGTACCGGTGAATATTGGATATAAAGCTCTGTTCTTAAGTAGGTATCTGATTAATCTTTGCTCAAAGAATGCAGCCTTTTGTGCATAGTGTTCCATACTGAATGCTATTGTACCTCTATCTACAGATGAGCTGTTATCTCCGAACTGAGTCTGCAATCCTTTATTCTTTAGCTGTAGACTAAGACCAAATACAGCATCTTCTGCTGCTCTCCATGCTATAATAGGCTGTATAAATGTAACTAGCACCTCCTCATCAGGATCTAAAGTCTGAGCATTGTACTTAGTTAGCAAGTCATTATAGAATGTAGTGCCTAAGATAGGCATTATTCTAAGCTGAGCTTGAGTAGCTAAGTAAGGAGTAACATTGTTGACATCTACATTAGCTGTGATGGGTGTGTTATTCTTTAAGTAGGTTTCTGTTATAAAGTATAGCATTATAGTATAGGTGTTTGTGCAATTTGTGTTTTGCTTTTATCTCCTCCAGGTACAGGAGGTAGTGATGCTAAGGCTCTAATCTCATTCTCTGTCATGGTCTCAAGTACTTTAGTAGCTACCAAAGGAGATAGACTATTAAGTGCATCATTAGTCTTAGAGGTATCTCCCTCAAGTTCTACAATTGCCTCGTTAATTATCTGATAGTTATTAATAGTGAAATCTGCATCTATCTTAGCTATGAATAACAGCTCATTAAAGATGTCAGATACCATATCTCTCAATGGCATTACTACATTTTTCTCAAATATGATGTAAGCCTGCTTAATATCTGAGCCATTACCTAGTGAGCCTGTAGTACGAATACCCATAAGTATAGGATCAATGGTGTGAGAGAAACAAATCTGCTCAGTATTCAGCTGTGATGCCTCTTGAAATAGACCATCATTATTATTATTTGGTAACGCCTCAATCTTAGGCATTTGCTCTGCATTATTTGAAAAAAAAGCTACAGCTTTCCCAGCATTTGCCGCTCCTTTAAGCCTGTCGAGGGTATTTCGTATCATGTTCTTCTCCTCCTCAGACTGAGGTTTTTTAGGAAACATCATAGCAAAGGATGGAAAGATTGAGTTTTGTATATTACTTTTAGCAAAATATGAAAGCTCGCCACTCAAAAATGCATAATTTAAACTTGATGTATAGGATGGCAAAGAATAAAAATCCTGACCAATGCTATCTACCTCATATACAAATAACTGCTCATAATCTCTAGAGGTAGGAGTGTATCTCCTTATCTCCTGTACTCCAATCCTACTAGACCAATCATCACAAATATAGTATCTCTTACGGTCTAAGTTTATTCTAAGTTTCTCAGGGGATAGATTAACTATCTTAGTCAGCTTCATCTTATCATCAAAGCATAGCTTGAAATAAACTCTATTGTGCAGTATTAGTTGCTGAGTTACAGCAGGTACTACTTTTTTAATGTTTAATTTTCTTTCTAATGTATATAGCTCTAGCTTATCCTGTGGAGTAAGTCTATCAGCTACTATATTAAATCCACCACCTACAGCTGCATTCACTTTATACCCTACAATAGAGCCATGTAATGGTGATGAGTAGAATATCTGATTGAGTAGCTCAGGGAATAGGTTATCCTGACCAAAGGGGATGTAGCCATTAGTCTGATTCCTACCATTAACATAGGGTAGAGTTAAATTAGCACCTCCTACTTTAAGGAATGGAGTAGAGAATGATTGATATCCCTCTACTATTTCATGCTTTACTGTTTTAAAAAAGTCTTTTAATGCCATAATTACTCATAAATTGATTGTACTATTGGTCCACTTACTACCATCCTACCCTCTTCAATCACTACTCCTGTAGAGTTAGCAATAGTTGGAGGTGTGATATGTGACTCATAGATGCTATATGTATACTGTCCTTTGATTAGTTCCAAATCTACAGGCTCATCCAATAAAAACTGATTGAATCTTTCAGGATAAGCTGAGCTATCAGGAGTATAGAATGTAATAGGTGCAGAAAGTTTGTCCATTTCATTCTGAAAGACAAACAAATAATAAGGATTCGGCAGTGTACTTACCTCAGTGAGTGTAAGGATTATCTGATTGACCTCATCTTTTTTTATGTATATCATATAACTATATTATACTAAGGTCAAAAAATGTTTAAAAAAAAAGCTCTACAATATGCAGAGCTTTAATTATTAGGGTGTTAAGGTTATGGAGTAACTGATGCTACAGCTCCTGAAGTTATTTCACTAGCGAGGAAATTTGCTTCCGCAAGTAGTGTAACGGAATATTTACTGCCATCCGCACGAGCTGTGCCTGATCCTTCACCTGTAGCAGTTAATTGTAGATTCTCAAAGTACCAATACTTCTCATTTGCATCTAATACTAATGCACTCAAGTATCTTTGACCTGATGCTAATATATTGATAGCTTCTGATTTAGCTGCTTCTCTTCTATTAAACATTAAAGTAATAGTCTGAGTTACAAATGAAGATCCATTGATTAGATCTACTGCAGTATCTTCTGTATAGTTACCTGTATTTCTGTTAATCTCAAATTCAGTATAATCTACAGATACAACTAATGTAGATATTAGACCTGCTACTGCAGTTGGACTAGTTACATTCTCTTGATCATTTAACCATATTTTTCTAATTCCTCCTATGTTGTTGTCACAGGATTTTGTTATCGTTTCTAAGGCATCGCATCCTAAAGGCATAATATAAGTTTTAAGTAAAGGGAGCTTTCACTCCCTTCGATTTATAAATTAGTTAATTAAGATGCAGAGTTGTAGAATACAATCTCA